GAGCTTGTCCCGCATAGAGTTTAAGTTCTTGGCGAATGGTTGAAATGGGGACGCTGTCGTCTGCTAGTTTTCGAGAAATGCTGTTGGTCACTCTCGCTTGGTTGCGGCTCTTGATCTCAACCTCGGCGGCTTTCAGTTTGTTCTGGATAATCTGCTTAGGAATGGCAAAGTTTTCATCTTTGAGTACACCCAGAATCATGTTGGTTCGCTTGGAATCTCCTGATTCTGCTGCTTGTGTGGCGGCTGGAAGAAGGATGTTGGCCGCTACTTCTGTGATTGGCACAGTTTTATCAAGGGCGTGATTGTCCTCAACCAACGCTATCAAACTTTCTTGATCGGCCATGGTCAATGCCGTTGACGCCGCCCGCTTGATAGTCTCTCCGTAAGCCTTGGTGCGAATCTCTCGCTGCTGGGTGTTGATGGCCCGCAAGGCTGATGGGTAGTATAAACGGGTAAACGCATTGGAAAACTCTTCGCTCTGGCCTGCGGTGGCCTGTGCGATGTTTCCCTTGATGAACTCGCTTACATCGTCGTCGGGACCAAGTTGAATGGTCCCGGTCTTGACATCATTCTCGAACTGGATTGAGAATATCTGGGCGGCTTCACCGGCTGCCCTGCGGTCTTCCATATCGAGTAGTCTTTGAGCACTGACCTGCTCGCGTTGGTCACGCTTCTGCTCTGCGAGATCGGCCTTGTACTCTCGCTCTGCTTCTTTGAAGGCTCGCAGTTCGGCGATACGTTCACGGTTGGCTGAATCGCCAAGGTCTGAGATGATACTGCCTACGCCTCCCAAAGCCTGATTAAGTTGTGATGCTAATCGTGCTCCAGACATATCGGGGTCTGACACGGCCAAGCCCGGCGCTGACAGGGATTGGTTAATCCCGATGCGACCGATGCGGGGACGGTCAATGGCCCGCCGTGAAGTGGAAAACTGTGGGGTGGGGTTTTCGAACTGGGTCATGGCTTAACAGGCTCCGGTGGAAATATGGCACTGAATCCTGAATAGAAGTTGAGGCCAGTTTGCACACCTTGGGCCGCTCCGGTCAATCCCGCAACCAGCATGTTCTGGCGTTGTGATTCCAGTGAACTGAGGTTGGCTGACAAGTCAGAACTCACTCGATTCAAGGTGAATCCAAGGTCGGTGTCTGCGATTTGCTGGTTGACGGTGCGGTCGATCTCGGCTTGTGTAGAGAGTTGGGCAAAGCTGGAACCTTCGAACCCGGCGCCTGCTCCTGCTGCTGCTGCTCGAATCGCGGCCTTGACTCGCTGTGATTCTTGTTCACGCTTCATCATCTCCACGGCGGCTTGCTGGCTGAGTTGACGGGAACGAACTGCCGCGGCTTGCTGGGCCTGTGTCTGAGATTTCTTGATGGCCCGATTCTGGCTGGCCGCTCCTGCCACGCTGGTGCCAACTTGGATTCCCGCTGCGATGGCGGAGACGGCTGCGATGGTGGCTGGGTCCATGGGTGGGTGATTATCTCAAAGTGCTGTTGGTGGTAACGATGCCTTCGACGGCGGTGATGTTCATTGGGAATGAGCTGGATGTGCTGATGGTGAATCGGGTGTTGACGGTGCTCACAACCATCCAAGGCTTGAAGACTCCCACGGGGTCTACGAACCCGCTGGGGGGCGTGAATGACTGAGACACGTTGCTACGTGGGTCTGCAAGTCCAAAGTCGATGGTGAAGGTGTATGGCCCGCTGCGACGATGGCGGATGTGCATGTCACGGATGGTGCCTTCGATGGCAACGGTGGGCCGGCCCTGATCGTCACGGATGTAGAACCGTGAGAGTTCTAAGGATGATTCGTAGCTGCGACCAAGGATGCAAGTGCCACCTGAGTAGTTGCCACTGACCACGATGCTGGTGCCGGTCGATACCACGGTCACTGGCGTTTGATACGTGGCCGCTCCACCCGTGAAGGTGGGGATAAGTGTGTTGATGGTGGTGTCACTCTGGGGGAGTGTGAAGGTGGTGTTGGGCGATGAGAATACCCCTGTGAGTCGATGCTGACGATCCAGGAAGGGGATGTACTCGCCGGTTGATTCTGCGCCTGCGACGGGATCGAGTTCGTAGCTGAAATACTCGATGGAATAACCCGCTGAGGTTTCAACCAGCATGTAGACACGGTTGCGGATGGCGGCGATGTCCACGATGCGATATGAAGTGTCAAAGGTGTAGACGGTCCACGCCGATTGCTCCTTGCGGTTGCCGGTCCAGAAGGATCGGTACACGTACAGCTTGTGGTCGTATGAAGTGTCAAGGGGCAGAATGATGATGGCGTTCTCAAGTCGAACCGCCGTCATGGTCTTGATGTTGAGTGGCACCAAGATAGCTGCGTGTGAAGTGACATCGGCGGCGGTGTTGTTCACCTGCAAGTCGTCATAGAAGTATTCCATGACACTGGCGTAGGTGCCACGCTCGCTGACGTAGTACACCCGGCCATCGGTTTCGCACGGGCGAACCGGCCACGCCTGATGATGGACCGATGCGGTGGAAACCACGTTGCTGGGTGTGAATGGACCATCGGCAGAGAGTTCAAAGTGTGGACCCGCGAAGGTGAACACCAAGATATTCTTGCGGAAACTCATCACGTTCTGGATGCTCACCACGCTGGATGTGGAAAGTGGGAACGTGATGGGGTCGGCATCCGTGATGTTGACCGCGTTATCAACCCAGAAGTTGAATAGATCGCCGGTCTGACTGAAGCAAACATACTCGCCACCTGACAAGACCAAGCGATCTTGGTGGAAGAGAATGTCCTGGATCTTGATGCCCTTGTCAATCAAGGGGATGAGTGGGTTGGTGTCCTGATCCCCACTGAGTCTGCTCTTCCACGTATTAACATCGCATGAGAAGGTGGCCGGTGTGGTGCCGTTGCCGGTGAATCCGGTGCGGACCAACTTGATGGGCATCGTGGTGGGGGTGAGAACTGCCTTGGTTTGATTGGGTGCCACTACCCGTGTCCAGCGTGAGTCGATGGATGATGTGGTGCTGGCGCCCGATCCTGTGCCCGCTGTGGCCGTGCCACTGGCAAAGACGAAGGGTGAACCAGCCTGCGTGTAATCATATAAACCAGAACCGGGGGCGGTAATGCTCTTGATGGCCGAGTCCACGCCCTTGTAGGGGCTGGTAATGACCATGCGACCACCCGCATCGATGACTTCCCATGCAATAAGGCCGGTCTCACACCCTGCATCACGCAAGCCATCTTGAAACTCTTTGGCCACTTCTTCCATGGTGGCTTTGGTAAGCCCCGCATCTTTGTCCATGTTGACTTGGACATCATACTCGATGCCGATGCCATCGCTGGCTACGTTGACGGCTGCTGCGAGTACGCACGATCCACGGGCCGTGATGGTGATCTGGTCGTTGCTGTTGCGTGAATCAACCGTGGCCCACCCTGCGGTGATACCCGTGCCGCTTGTGATGTAGATCATGTCACCTGCTACACGGGTGTAGGAGGTAAATGCTCCGGTCTTGGTGAATGTGTACGTTGACCCAGAGACTAGGGCTGTGGTGGCGGTGGCAAGGTTCATCGCCAAACGCTGGAACCCGATGCGGAACCCGCCCGGGTTGCTGCCTCCCTCGTCATAGTTGCCGGTGGGGCTGGTCCACGCGCTGGAACTGCGTTTGGCTCCGGTAAATGTGGCGAAGGTCTGAGACCCGCTGGAATACTGGTAGTACCCCGCGATTTGGCCGGATGAATCCTCAAGCAAACGGTGATAGGTGCTGTTGGCTGGTGTGGTGGCCGTCAACAGTTCCCACGTTTGCTTGATGGTGGATACTGCGTAGTCACTCGATGTGGTGGCCGCTGGTGTCACCTTGCGATTGGCAATCAAGGTGTAGTCTGCCACGGTGATCACCGAGAAGTTCGCACCGATGGGTGAACCTGAGTTCAAGTAGGTGGTGGCATCTGCCGTGGGGGTGACGGTGGCCTCAAGCAAAAGCGGGAAGAAAGTATCGTTAAGGATCTCGTAGACCTTGAGTGTGGCTGAAGGTCCGTAGACAATCAAGTAACGCTCATCACCATCGCGTTCGATGGCATGGAGGCGATAGTCTTGGCCCGCTGTGAGTCCACTGACTACCGCGGCGTGCTTGGTCCCGGGCCTGCGGTTGACTGAGTAGGGGAGTGTAAAGTCAACGTTGTTTGCATCTTGAACCTGAGATGGCAAGCGTGCATCGGGTGGCTGTGTGCTGATCCCGCCCGTGATGGGTCCGCTGGTAAAGGCTACCCGTGGATCATCCCGCCGACTGGACATTCTGGACATTTAGCCTTGGCCTCCATTGCCACGCTGCATCACCATTGGCTGTTGGTTCTGAAGTGCTGGCATGGTGTTGCGGGTCCGCTGAGCGCCCACTTCGGCGATGGTCTTGTCGCTGCTTACCTTCTCATGGACCAAGGGGTTGGCCTTGAGTGTGGCGTTGGCCTCTTCGCGTGCCTCTTGGATGATGAGCACTTGAAGGTCAGTTGGGAGTGTGCTGAAGTCGTGATCGGTGACGATGTCAAAGAAGTAATCGCCCGCGGCGAATGTGCCGGTGTCGCTCTTGGGCCCTGCGTTGTAGGCCTTGCCATCACGGAAGACGTATCGCTCGTTCTGGTCTGGTCCTGCTGGAACGGCGTTGAGCACGTTGGTGCCGAAGGTCAAGTTGCCCGGTGAACCGATGGTGTACTTCTTGCACTTGACGGTATTTGCTTCCCACCCGCGCGAGAGCACCCGTGTGGTGACGGTGTCAAGAATCGCTTCGGCCTCACCTGCGAATGAAGCATCATAACTCTTGGTAGGCCACGATCCGGTAGATGCAAGTGCTGAGAATCGCATCTCGCCGCATGCGCGTGCAATTTCGTTGACTGCTTGAAGTCTGGTGTATGCCATGGTGGTGGTCCTGGGGGGAGTTAGCGAATGCGGCGACGGTCGTTGCGACGGCCCTTGACATCGCGTGAATCATTTGAGTCAAGGAAGTTTGAATCAGCCTGGCGGTTGTTCATGCTGTTGGCCTTCTTCATGGCACGGTCTAGTTCCATCATGAGGACGTTCGTGCGTTCACGGTTCCCGCGAATCTCGTTGAACTGAACCGTTGCCTTAGCCACGATGTAATCGGCCACTGGTTCTGGAATACAGTGAAACTCCCACAGGCTAACTATTTCGACCGTGACTGGTGCATCGAAAACTTCTGTGTTGGCTTCAAGGTCATAGACCCGCTCGCCGCGGTGGGTGATGTCACGGTGGGCGCTGATGCCCATGGCGTCCAAGGTGATACACCCTGATGGGACTGCGATGTATCCGCCAGTGCCCGGGGTGAGTACAACGTCATAGGTGCGGTTAAAGTGCCACCCTACGCCGCCGCGTGATTGGATCTGGAGATTGGCCTCATCCAAGCATCGCTCTGCTTCGGATGCGGTAGATGCCCCGCCTGGATCAAGTGTGGTGACTGGGTAGCCACCCACACGACGGAGAATGGCGTTGACCGCCGTAAGTTTGGTCATTCGTCAAATCCGATGGTGGCCTTGGCGTTCACAGTGGTGATGCCTGATGGTGCTACAGATTGAATGAAGAAGACTTCGTTCGCTTTGAGTCTGATGGCACCGGGGAAAGAATCGTTGCCCTTGTTGCCGTCAACGTAGATGTCTCGCAGAACCACGATGTCTCCGGTAGGCTCGGCTGAATAGTCTTTCTTAGCCGTGGTGCCGGGCAAACTGTCATCTTGCCGATCTGCGTTTGCCAGTGTCAAGGTAGTGCCCGTGCCGTCTGTGGTGCACGTGCAATATTTGAGAGTGATAGCCTTGTCGTTGGCTGCTGCTGCACCTTCAAACTCTACTTCTGCAAGTGTTGCGATGATGCCGTGGGTGGCTGGCGCTTTGATGGCCAGAAGGGTTTTGGTGGCACTGGCGACGACTGAGACTGCACCCGAGTTGACGATGGCTTTGCGACCTGACATGAATGACTCCTAGTTTTCGGCCTCTCCACCTTGAACGGGCAGAGAGTTTGATCCTGATGGGGTGGCTGGTGGGATGACTGGTGGGATAATGACTCTGGTGGTGATCGTGTAGGTGGAGCCATCGCCGGGGTTTGGTGGACCCATGGCAAAGCCTTCACCTGCACTAGAGAAGGTTCCTACTCCATATGGAAGTGGGCGGGTGTCGATCCCCAACCAACGATTGCGTTTCCATATCTTGTTGAGTTGTTGTTCTTGGGGCGGGTTTCCTTCGCAACACTCAAGGGGCACGATTCGCCCTTGCAAGTTGCTATCGCTTGCAGAGCATGTGATCGGTGCGACTTGTCCGTAGGTCATAGTTTACCCGATTATGAAACTCCGCGAAGTGCCGCCCGTTGCCTGTGGTTCCGCCGCACCGACGCTCGCGTAGTTGCTTGTAAGTCCGATGGTTGATGGGTACGCCAGTTCTCGCAAGGCCGCGCCGCCGCCCGCCGTTGTGTTGAGTGAGAAGTCGCCGCCCGCCGCGTTCACAAATGGATCTGCGGAAAGCGTGATAGCACCTTCTGGCGTTGCCCAGTTTTGATACGCCCCCGCACTGTTTGCACCCGTGGCGTTGTTCCTCGCACTGAGAAGTGAGTTGCCGTTATTCAGCATCGCGGTAGTAGCACATGAGAAGCCGTATTGGGAGTTGCCATATGCGATGCAGTTGGTTGGTCCTGCGTATGAACCCGCGCCGCCTGTGGTTGAATCTGACCGGAACCCATGCTGAGTGTTGCCGTGTGCTACGCACCCATAATGCACCGCTGTATACGCGACCGTTGTTTGCGCATCACTAAAACCGCTTTGGGTGTTTGCGTAGGCAAGGCAACCAATAAACACTGGCGTAGTTCCCGCTAC